TTGCTGAAGTATTTGCAACCAGCATTGGCAAAATGACCGCTTCACTGGTGTTAATAATTTCCTCAAGATAGGCGTCCGAATAAAGTGAAACGGACACACCAAGCACCGTGCGCAATTGACTTGCAGTAACAATGGCTGGCATGTCCGTTTCCTTTCGACTGCTGCGGCGGAATCGGGAGAAACCGCCGCATGATTAGTTGGTTGTTATCAGGTCTTATTCACGCCAAATGCACCTGCGCCAATTTTGGTCGCGACTGCACCGAATGAATACACGCCGACTGTAATTGAACCGTCAGCAGTTGATTCTGCGCGTAATTGGTATGAAGTTCCTTCATACCATGTGTATGCGTCAGGGTTAATAATCATGATTGAATCGTCAATGTCTGTTGTGGCAGAAGTATTTGCCGTCACGTACAAATCTAACCCAGCCACTCGACCACGCAACGAAGTTGGTGTTGCCAATCCTGGTTGGTTCTGTGGGTTGGTAACTTCATTGTAAATTGGACGACCTGAATCGTTCAATGTCATAAGGTTTGCCCACTGTGATGTGTTAACCAATATGTTGCGTGCGAATGGATTTGCAAGTCCAGCAGTTGCGCTATAAACGCTTGCTGCACCGCGAGAAATAACACCAAGCAATTCAGTTGCAGTTGGATATGTTGCAATTGAAGTTGCGTCAGCAGTTGCACCTGAAACAAGTTGGTCGTTAACGTACTTATCCTGCGCCTTAGCCATGGCTGCAACCATGTTACGAAGTAACTCGTCATAAAAGAGGGGCGAAGTTCTAGTCAGCAACTCAACCGAAAATTTTTGTTGCCCGGCAAATTTCTTAACGTCCACTGAAAGGAACGCTGAGTTTTGGTCGGTATCTGAAAACGCTGCGTCTTCAGCAGTCACTGCAACTGTTGGCATTGCAGTAATTTTAGGAATTTCAAAAGTCATTCCAGCGTCAGGCAATGCACCGCGAGAAATCGCGTCAATGCTTGGGCGGATTGTTGTGCCTAGTCCGTTGATAACTTCAGTCAACTGACGTGTTGGAACAAGTCCAGCGTTGTCTGTTGTGTTGTCTGCTGCTAGAACGTATTGGCGTGCGTTTTCGTCACCTGTTGCAGCAAGAACCTTGTTCTCAAGATACTTTGCAGCAGTTAACTCAATGCGTGGTGTTGATTTCCAACCACCCACTGCGTTTGATTGTGCGGTTACTGACTGTGCGGCTTCGACCGTCTCTACGGCTGAAGCGTCATTGACGGTGTTTTCCACTTCGTCTCCTTCTGTTGTTGGTGTGACTTCAGGTTCAATTGTTGAATCTGAAACTTGTTCTTCTTCGCCTGTTGTTGCTGCGACTTCGGTGACGCGTGATGAACGGATTGCTGGTTCGCTAGTTAATGCAACCCCAGTGAGTTCACCCTTCAAAATGCGTACTGTTCCGTCCTTCAATGTCTCATATTCGTCAAATGAAACTTCAACGCTGAATCCGTCACGCAAACCTTCTTGCGCTTCCACAAGTGCGTCAGTTCCAGCAGTTGTGTTTGCAATTTTGAAAGTTGCTTCAATTCCCTTGTCGTTTGATTCAATTGAAAGTGTTTTGCCAATTCGGCGTGTGCGGTCGTGTTCAAGATTAAGCAAAACGGCAGTTGCTTCGATTGAACCAGCAGCGAATTGAACTTTGCCAATTGACGCGTTACCAGTTTCCTCAAACGTGACAATGCGCCCCGTGATTGTGCGACTGTTGGAATCAGCTGCGGTGATTTGCATTGGTGTGATTACTTTTTTCATAGCAGTAGGTCTTCTTCCTCGCGTATTTCGTCAATTGACATTGCGCCAATTCGATTCAAGATTTCGTACACTTGCGCACGCTCGTAAGGATTGCCACGCAAGAAATCGTCAAGGTCAAAACGCACTTTGTTTCCTGCTGGTGTGAAATCAGCAAATGACAAGCGTTCTTCAATTATGGACATGTAATTTCTGAAAGCAAAATCCACAAGGTCGCGCCTTTTGTCCAAGGCATTGGAATAGGTGAATGTGCTTTGTTGTGAATCAGTAAAGTAGGCTGGAATACCTGCTGCACGTGAAAGTTCAAGTGCAACGTAGTTTCGCGCCTCATTTAGCTGCAAATTCTTTGGGTCATACCCAAGTGTCTCCAGGGTAACGTCAGCGTTTAAAAATGCGGTTGATTTGTTAGCACGCGCGGTGCGCCATGCGCTCAACAACTTTGCAACGCGGTCTGCTGGCAATGATGTTCCGTTTGATTTTAAAACCATTTGAGGAATTGGTTCAACTGCAAAATTCATTGCTGCGCGCTCTAAGGCTGCTGCTGCACGAACCGTGCGACCTGCGCGGCTCAGTAATCCTTCTTGGAATCCTTGGAAAACAACAAGGTTTGCAGGGTCAACGTAAGCACCGTCAATTGCATAAGACGCAATTTCATAACCCATGCCGTTTGTTGTAATTGTTACGCGCTCAGGTGCAATGCGTTCCATTGCGCGGATTTTGCCCGTGTCTGCGTACCTGTCCATGACGTACGCATAAGCATTTGGAAAAAAGAACAAATCCGAAATTATCCACGCCCAAAATGTTGAACCTGGAATTCGTGGGTCAGGCTGGTTGATAACGCGTGGTTGCGTAACCTTCTCGCCTGTTGCTTCATTGCGTGTGTGCATTGGTAAAGACGCGATTGTTTGAATGATTCCCAGGGCGCGCGCTACGGTTGGCACACTCATTGCTTCAGCGCGTGAGGCGGTAACTATTCCACCGAATAGGAATAAATTACCTACTTCACTGTAATAAGGTGCAACCGCAGCTGCGTCCACGTCAATGGTCTTCGCTGGAACGGCAGCGTCAACCTTGCGTGCGAATAAATCAAATAATGCCATGCCCGAATTGTGTCAGGCTTATACGTTTACCCCACCATTATGTCAAGGTCATTCTCCGGGCGTGTCGCAAAGTGTGAAACGAGTGAAACGGCCACTGCCCCGCAAACCACGGACTGTGACGCCCTTCTTCCAATAACCCAGCCACCGTCACCACGACGCAATTGAACCGCAGCTAAAACTTCTTCCGAAAGTTGGCTTTGCCCTTTATGACGCAAACGCCCTGAGTTAATTGCCGACAACATTTCGTCACACGCCTGCGGATAACTGGCGTCCATGTCATAAACGGGAATCCCAGCAGGTGCAAGACGCGCAGCGACCGCGCCACTGGTTTTGCGACTGTAAAGCACGTATTCGGTTGGATACTTGCGGGCATAGTCTGCCAATTCGTTGGCAATGGCTTTATCGTCCAATTGCAATTCATTTGTCCAGGTGTGCAGTAATTTGACCACGAACTTTTCGTCCCCAAGTTTTTGCGCCCCAATTAAACTTGCATGGCGTCTATCAGGTGAAAGGTCAATGGCAAGCCATGTCAATTTGTCAGGGTCAAGGTCTACGGTCTTGTCCAGGCAATTGCCCCAACTGGCAGAATCCACCGCGCTATTTATTGCCACAACCCAACGGCACAACACTTCAGTCATTACGACGTCAGGTGGGTCGTTCAGCACGGATTTTATGTTGTCAGCGTGAATCAGAGTGCCCATGGACGGATTTGAGTGCCGTGCGTTCTCCACGCTTATTTCGTCGGTTGGTGCTGACCATTCAAAATAGCCAATGTCGTCTTCGACCCCCGCAATGCTGGCCAATGCCCTGTCCCGAAATTGGTTCAGCACTACGGAGGAAGAATCGCCCGCATTTGTGTACGCCATGACCATGGGGTTCGTCGCAGCCATAAGGGTGTATCGCAATGAGGCAAAACTCTCAATGTCAGTCATTTCGCGCAATTCGTCCAGGTGAATTGTTGAAGGTCGGGACACACCACGAGCAGCAGAACCACCAGCGCGCACAATAAACCTATTTCCAGCCATTGTTTCGATTTCTTCACCGCCGTGTTGCCAACGAATCTTCTTGACCTGTTTTGCTAGTGAATCATTCTTTTCAATAATCTGAACCATTGCCCTAAATTGCTCAAGCGAAGTAGACAAGCGGTGCGCCGAACCAATTTGCAGGTTTTCTTCCCATAGGAAAAGGCCACCCAAAATTCTAATCAGCTGCAAAAATGATTTTCCGTTTTGACGTGCGACAACAATCGTGTTGACTGGCGTAGCCCACCGACCGTCAGGCTTGACTTTGTGCGTGTGAACAAGCGCAAATTTTTGCCATTCTAAAAGTTCAATGCCCAGGCTGCTGGCTAAATCAACCAATTCACCCCCGCGTGAAGGCAAATCGTTTAATGGCGTGTGGATTCTAGGTGTTTGAACGCCAAATAAGGCATTTTGCCCGTCTGCGTCCCTACCCAAAACCGTTTGAAGCCCGTTTGAGGCTTCTAGGGGGTCTTGGTGACCTGTTATGACCTTCTCAGTCATTTTCGTGGCTTCTTGAGCCGTTTTGGGGGGAATTTAAAACAG